GCCGCTGCTATTCATTTCTATGCCCCAGAATGGTGGGGAAGTAATAATGCATATTTTCAGTATTTTTATCCTGCGACATCGTCCCCGATACGAGTCAACTATTGTATCCATTATCTTAAACTATAGGTTATTTACGTTGTATGACTATAGTCGCATCTACAACCTGCCACTTGAGACTTGCAACTCCGGCGGCCCCTGCTGTCGAGCAGTATATGTACAGTCCTCCTTCGGTGGTAAGATATGCTGACTTATAATCAATCGCTATAGTGCCTGCTCCGGGGATATTAATTTTTGACAATGCTACAGTAACCTCCGAAGGCAGCCAGGGAATTGATAATTGATTTGTCTGTATGATATTGCCATTAATGTCGCCGAACTGTAGACGGTAGATATGTGTCCCCAAGAAGGACTGGCGCCATGCATCCCACGGCAATAATTTTCTATTTAATTAAGGAAGGGTTATATATCCTTCCTTAATTGACAATCTAATGGGCACTTATCATTTCTTATCCCTTTAAAAACTGGCTGTCTGAAACTGCCCTTATCCGTGGGCATTGATTCGACAATGCAGACAAGTTCAGGCTCTATCCAAACGGCTCCATCATTACCTACAGGAGGATTCTCAAATGGGCTTCTATCTTTTATGCGAATACTGTATTCCTTAAGATTTCGTAGACTAACTCCAAGAGTCACATGCCCTTTATAAATCAATCTTTGACCATCGTACTGTCCCAGAATCAGGCTTGTCATATTATTTGCTTTTTTAATATAGCCACATATAATGCAATCCTCTGTTTCCATAACCTTGAACTTTATCCAGTCCTTTGTACGCTTTCCAAAATAATATTTACTGTCTTTCCGTTTGGCAACAACACCTTCTAAGCCCTGCTGTTTCGCCGCTTCAAAAAATGCAATCCCGTTCTCTTCTATATAACGCGATACGTTTATCCTATCATTTTCCATTATGATGTCTGAAAGTAAATCCTTACGCTCCATCAACGGCAAATCCATCACCAGATGGTCCGTATCATATATAATGTCATATGCGGTAAATGTTGCAGGGAATTTTCCAGCCGATAATTTAATCTTAAATGGGTCTGTCATCAATGCCCGGCGCTGAATTTCATAAAAATCCGTCATTCCATTATTCAGGATAAACAATTCACCGTCAAGAATGCACTTTCTTTTTGCCTGTTTATGAATATCAGACAATTCTGGAACATGCGGTAATAGTTTTTTATCCCGCTTGTTTCGCAGATCTGTTCCATCCGCAAAATCAAGATAGGCAATACAACGGATACCATCCAGTTTCACCTCATAAATCCAATCTAGAGAGTCGAATGCTTTCTTCTGCTCTGAAATAAGCATCGGCTTGATTCCCTTCTCCTCATAGATATCCATTAGGCTGTACCCTTATGGCCTTTGCGCATTTCAACGGTCTTTTTAAGAGCTTCCATGAGATCAATGATATTTCCGGGCTGGCTTGGATCTGCCGTAACAATCTCCTTTCCCTGTATTTTAGACTCAATCGCTTCTCTTAGGCGCTTCTGGTACTCGTCATAATATGCCGCTATGTCAAATTTCTGGCTCATTGAGTCAATCAGCGTTTTCGCTATATCCAATTCGCTTTTCTCTACCTTGATGTTCGTAATTGTTTTTGGCATTGCCTGAATTTCTTCCTGGTAAAACAAGATCCTCGCAAGAATTCCATCTTTCTCCGGGTACAGGCATAGAAGTTCCTCCTTCGTTCCAAGCACAGTCTTGGCTATTGCAACCGACTTTTTGCTAAGCAATGCCTGCCGCAATAGTTCATATGCCTTTTCTCCTCCAGGCTCTGGAACCACATAATAATTTTTTTCAAAGAGGATGGGATCTATTTCGCTCATTTTTGCAAAATGTATAATGTGGATGGTCTTATCTGCTTTCGTTTTGATTCTTTCCAACTCATCCTCGCTGATGGTCACATATTGCCCCTTCTCGAATTCATATCCTTTTACAATATCTTCGTTCTTGATCTCCTTATTGCAGGATGGGCAATATTTCTGATACTTGATCCGCTGGTGCGTATCCTTGCATAATTGGTTAAAATGTATGCTTGTGTCTCTCGTAGTCTTCTGTAACGACACCGGGACATACAGTAGGCCTACGCTTATGGCGCTTTTAATTGCTGGCATACTATCACTCTCCTTTTTGGGATAGTATGTGCGGCTATCATTGTAAATATTTCTGCTACATAGAAAAGAGCCGCAAAAGCGGCTCCCTAACTTTTTTCAGAAATATACCGAGATAATAATTCAATCTCTTCATCTTTTATGACGCCTTGGAAATATTCTAAAATAAAGTTTATTCCACCAATGCCGTCACTTTTATCTCCATTATTTTTCCAGTTTTCGTATAGTTCTAATATTTCTTGTTCTATTTTGTGGGAAGTTACATAATTCCGCGCTTTGAGCGTTTCCGTCTTAAGAATTTCTCCAACTTCTTTAAACGGCTCTTCTCTTCCCGTTAATTTATAGACACTATTGATTTTCTCAATAACATCCGAAACAAAAAGAGAATTTTTGGTATATGCATCCAACTCTACATAGGATGCATCAAGGATTTTTCTATATTTGAGATATTTTTCTATTTTGTTCTTATTTCTATCATAGATTTTATCAATGATTTTTGTTATTTCTTTTCTTCCCTCCTCTGTTATTTTTGATATGGTATCAAATTTAACAGTTTTATCTTGTTCTTGGAATACAAGAACACTTATTGGACTTGAAATATGAAGCCGCTCCTGTAATTCTTTTCCTTTTAAATCCCCGTCCTTGCAGTAATCAAAATTGTTAATTGTTACTGCCTGATATGCAGAAGCATATTGAATTAAATGAGGTGGCAATGTTCCAATTACAAATTTATCTTCAATGTCTTCCGGGTTAATGTTTCCCGTAAAAACTGTAGCATTTGGATACATAGCCTTGAGGATTTCAATTGTACCATTGTGTCTAGATACAATGATTTCCTCCATGTCTTCCTCCTTATCTTCCCACTGCACAATCAACTTATTAACATCCAAATCGGCGTTAAATAAGTCCTCAGAGGTATTAAATACCATTCCTCTCGGAAGTACCGGCGCATAATATTTCATGATCCCCATTTCTGCCATTATCGCCGGAGATAACGAAGATACTATTTCTTTTCTTCCGTATCTGTCGGAGTTCTCGGCATAATCTTTTAATGCCTGAAATCCGTATGCTTTTATAGTACAATTACTCAATATCTCATTTAACTTTTTCATATTCATACCTCTTTTCAATTTTTTTATTATGTGCTATTATCTTGTTGTAGGGGAGCGGTGGCAAGCCCGCCCTCCTTTGCTAATCCATAAGCCTATTCTGTAGGCTTTTCTTTTTTTGCCATTTCTCTTACTTCTTGTATATGATTTCTATCTGCTTGTCCGTCATATTCTCTTTCATTTCTTCTCCTTTCTCCGCTTGCCCGGTAATTAAGTTAATCTCTTAACTTAATTATATTATATACTAATATTAGTATATCGTCAAGTGGATATTAAAAGTATTTGATTTTTTCTTCATCAGTTGGGACAATCTCTATTATATCCCCAGGCTGCAACCGTGACATGAGACATATCTTATTCAGGGTCTCAAGGGTTATTGGTTTTCCAGCCTTAATATTGGTTATAGTTTGACGCGGGAGAAGATTTTCTCCTTGTATTCTCGTCTGGTTGAATCCATGTTTTTTCATGGCTTCGAATACATCAATTTTATATTTTATCATTTCGCACCTCCTTATATTAAGGATATCATATCACCAATAATTGTCAACAAAATATTCTAATAATAGTATAAAATAGTATTGGCATTATACTATTATTAGAATATAATAAGGATAGCAAAAAAGGAGGGCGTGAACATGGGAAATATTAAAGTTGAATGGTGTAAAAACTTTATAAAGTCTGTATTTGAAAAGATACCTTTCGACATCGGAGATAGACCAAGCATTTCAGAAGTGCCGATATCCCAGATAAGACAACTACAGGATCAACTGTAGGATTTTATAGGATTTTTCTAATTCTTGTTGACTTTTCTAACATATTAGGTTATTTTAATAATAGATGGTCACCCTGAATCTAATCAGGGTGTGGATTGCAGTAAAATTATTTTTTTCAACTGCCACGAAAAGTGGCCGCCTATCCTGATTATAAGGGGTAGGCCTTTTTAATATAATTCAGAAACTACAAATACAAATTTGTGGAGGTATAAACAATATGCCTAATAAAATATGCAAAAGGTGTGGAGGACAATATATCGGAACAGCGCATTCCTGGTATTGCGAAAAATGTAAGGATGAAGTGTTGGATGAACAGCGGAAAAAAGACTTGGAAAGAATCAAGGGACGGAAGATAAAAAACACTTGCGTGATCTGCGGAAAGGAATTTTTCAGTTACATAAATAAAGATACTTGCTGCCACGCCTGTGACATTAAATTAAAAAGTATCCGGAAAAAGGGTCATATAATTGAAGATAATGATAAGAAAAAAATAGCGGAAAAGAATTGCAAGGCATGGCACCTCATCAGTCCCGATGGAGTGCATTATAGATTTGAAAATCTGAATCAATGGGCCAGTGAGCATTGTGAACTATTCGGATTTGAAAAAAGTAAGATAAATGTGGATAGAATCGTGTCTGGAATCAGCCATGCGAGAATAGGAAAAAAAGTAAGCACATATAAGGATTGGAAAGCACTTGATGTTCCTGAACAATATGGGCCGAAAGAAATTATAAGTCTTTATAAAAATGGCTACAGCATTAATCGTATACACGAAATAACAGGAAAAAGTGATAGCAAAATCAGAAAACTACTATTCACAGAGGGATTATGGAGTGACGAACTATCAGATAAGATTTCCGAACTTAAACGTCAGGGAAAGACAACAGATGAAATTTCTGAATTACTAAATATAACAAAAAAGCAAATCAATGAAAGAACTCCCTACATAATATATAATTATAATTAGCATCCCTCTTGAAATGCCATGAGAATACGTAAATGCAGGGGGGAAAGATGAATGAAGAGAATAATAGGCCCCGGAGTTCTTACGCCCCGGGGCCTCTGTACTAAATGCAGCCTAACTGTCTAAGCATCATATCCATCACATTTCTGCCTGCGATCTTATCTTCGTTCAAATTCATATCATGTTGGAATCTGTGAACAGCATCTTCCAATCCTCCGCCGAAGACTCCCGGACATTCTACTGCTCCTGCATAATATCCCAGCGCGGTTAGTCCGATTTCCACAAAGGTGACAAGATACTGCGTTTCTCCACGTTTCACATAATGCAGCCCTCTTACTCTATTCGTTTTAGATCCGATTATCCCATCCTCTTTTAGTGCAGGATTCGGCTTGTAATCCAGATTGCAGGCGCGCTGCAAAGACATCACAATCCCTTTTCTGGTTTTTGGCCCGTTCTTCCCATCTTCCGGTATACCAGCGCCGGTAAAATTATTAATATGAATCTGCGCATTCAGCATTGACTGACTGGAGGGGTTTGTATTCGTAGGCTGTGGTGACGGTTCCGGCGTCCCGCCAGGAGAAGCATTTGCGCTGCCTTTCGCGTATGCATCCCATGCGGCTGAATCACCATAGAATACATCCAGATCCAGATTTCCCGCCCATCCATGTAAGCGGCCGGATGATGTGTATTGATACATAGCACAACTGCCGAATGCACCGAGTCCGCCCTTGATTGGGGCGTTCGGATTATATCCCATTGTCTGGTACCCGGCATAATATCCAGCGTTCCACAGGCCGTAGTCCGCTTTTGCTACGGAAGACCAATCATATGCATTGATACAGTTGTTGTAAGAGTAGAGGAGTGGTCTTACTCCGGTTTTTGAATATACTCTATCCAAGAACTCTTTTGCGTAACCAACACCTCTGTGTACAGCATTTCCTTCCCAGTCGAGCACAAGAATTGCTTCGCCAACATATCCCGCTATGTTCTTCAGGAAGAAATCTGCTTCTGCTGTACCGCTGCTCTTTCCGCTCGCGAAGTGATACACGCCTAATTTTTTTCCGAGTTTCTTCGCCTGCTGGTAAAATTTATCACAATACTTGTCCACAAATGTAGTACCCTCCGTAGCCTTCATGATGACAAAATCACATGGCACTTTAGATACATCCAATCCTTTTTGGTGGTTGCTGATGTCAATTCCATTCATGCTCATAATCATATTCTCCTTCCTGTGCGATGTCGCACAAAAAGAGAGCCTGTTTCCAAGCCCTCTGAATCCTACTTCTTGATTTCAATCTCCCAGAATCCGCCGTCCCTAGTCCATATCCGAACCCTGTCTCCGACTCTCTTGATATGGTCCACCTGTGGGCTGCGGCATACCTGTATGTACTCCTGCACGGAAAGGATATTGCCCCTTGCCCGCACAAGATCGTCTATCTCCCAGGTGTACATTATTCATCCTTCCCAATCTGCTTAATAATCTGGTTTACATAAGTACTTAGCCCTGCTACCAGGATGCCCTGCACGATCGCCGTAAAGACCGCTAGCGCAATGTCCTGACCAGTGGAAAATGTAGCCGTAGCCATTACCCAGATGCCGCATACGAATATCCCAACAATTCCGAGTACCAGAGGGATAAACTTGTCTTTTACAAATGCTGCCTGTTTCAGCCACAGCCCAAGGAAATATAGCGCGATTGCTACAACAATAAGTTCCGGTTTTACGTAATTCATAATCTGTTCCATCTTAAATCCTCCTACTGAATCATTGTTAACAAGTAGATCAGGCCGCCTGCCACCGCCGCTCCAATAGCCCCAAGGAATGCGTTGAACAATGCCTTCGTTGAGTCTTTCCAGCGCCTTGCCGGTTCCTGCTCCATACACTCGACCTTATCCTTTATATCTTCTACATTCCTGTTTGTATGCTTCATTTCCGAAGCCATCTCAACCAGCGTTTCTGACATAGTGTGTATTTCCTCGACAATCGGCTCAAGTTTGTCAATCCTATGCTGATTGCTCTTTGCCCGCTGTTCCACCTCTGTAAGTCTTTTCTCATGTTCTAAATCCATCTCGCACCCCCGGTTACCTTATTCTGTAATGCGGCTTCTCTTCATTAAATAAGTGATACCGCAAATAATCATCAAGAATTATGCCGACCGCCGATAAAAAGAACCACAACACCGAAAACGGCAAGCACACCTGCCCTAGCAAATTAAGAGGCAGGCCAGAATAATCCCAAACGTCCCATCCAAGCCATAAATTAATTACACACCCAGCGGAGAACTCCACTGCCGTTATAATAGCCGCGCCAATGATGCACTGCCGCCATAGCGGCATCTCCCACGGTATAACCTCATTAATCAGCCCAATCAGCCAAAAGCATAATCCGCCTACCAAAAACATGGTCCAATGACTATGTCCCCGGAATATCATCTCGCAGAATATATAAAGCAGGCCACCAATACTACATAGTACCAGCGGCCTTACTGCCCTCATATTGCTTGAGCCGCAATCATGGCTTTCAGCGGCTCTGACTGATATGCTTCTGGGATTGTCATTCCATATGTTACAACTTCAACCTCTGTTTTTTCTTTCAGTGACCGAATATAAATTCGAAGGTCCCTAAAATAAGTTACATGCCAAGTCACATATTCCATCGCCGCAGTCGTAATCAATGCCATGTCTGCATTGCTGTAGAATTTGCAATGCTCTGCTTCATCAGACGTGTGCCATGGAATACTATCTTCTCCCTCAAGCACTTTTGCCTGTAGCCCCACAAGACTTGTCTGGTCATGATCTGTCAATGTAAAATGCTCTACCGCTCCGTCTGTAAGTTTGACATTAATTCCCTCCTGGATGGCGGCCTGCTGGGCCCCATTCATTTCTTGTACCTTAGCCTCCTGTACTTCTTCCAGACTTGGTTCATACGGTTCTGGCTCTGGAACTGGTTCTGGTTCGACATACACACTACCGTCATCAGACAAAACAAAACCACCCTCTATTTCCTTATATAGAGTGGTGAAATCTTCGTATTTGCCATATACGCTTCCAACATCATTGATGAGATGGAATCCGGAAGTATTCTTTTCGACATCTCCTATAATCTGGATGAGATGCTCGCCGAGGCGTTTTACTTCTGCCTTCGAAGGTGTTTCTGTATTAAGAAATAATACATTCTGCATGTATCATTCCCCCCTTTCTTTTTATAATTATTGGTTAACTAAATAGAAAATTACCCAAAAGCATACCGTTAAGTGAAAATCAGAGCGGTGTATTAATCCTGGAAAGCGCAAGAATAAAAATAATCTACGGAGTATATCCATTAAGTGCATTTATAAACCACCAAGAAAGCGGAGGATATGCGAAAGAAATTGACATATCCAAATACGGTTTAAAAGACCCTGTCTGGGGAACTGTCTCCACTAGATATCCGAACGGACATCCGCATGCTTTTATCGGTGTCATAAATGCAAATAAATTGATACTTCTTTCAGACGCAAACGTTTCTGGTGGGTATGCACAGTGGATGGTTATTGGAAGTTACTGATTAATTAGGTACCGAAAATATTACATAATTAATCCTGCAAGGACTGTTGACCGCACCAGCGAATTGTACAATTACGCCGTTGTTTTGGATTATTACTTTCCTGATCTCCGCGGAATTAGCATTGTAATCACCGTTAATCACATGGGCTACATAACTGCGGCCCTCGGGAAGGTCCCACTTAAGTGTATATAACCCGTTCGGGGTGGTAATTATTTTTGATCCACACTCAAGCACTTGCAAGCCCGACAGATTATTTTTAGTGGCTTCCAATTTTCTATTTAGTTCTTTAACCGCCATTGCATCCACAAAGAATCCTGGTTCTGTAACTAAGTCAATCTCATCAAGCGTAACTATTCTGTCACTGTTGATTTTGTTAATTGCTGCCCTTTCTTCATTCACTTCTTTTGCGCCAAAAACTGAACCAGTCTGACTATAAGCAGTAACGTCCTGAAAACTAACTGTACCATCATCATTATATATCATCTGATATTTTCTTTTTGGATTTGATGATGCAAGAATATCATCCTTGAAATTTGTTGCTAAACTCATTGTGCAATCTCTCCTTTTTTTCCTAATCTCATCGGCAATCTTTGCGCTGTATCATCCACAAATTCTTTGATATCAATCTGTATAGTAAATTCCTCATTTACAGAAACCGGATTTTTACTAATTTTCACTCCAGTAATAGCCATTGTCTCCATGATACTCCCCTCTAATCTGTAACAGACACAGCAATAACTAATGTTTTTCCGGCATCAACCGGGTTTGGTGTTATGGTAACAGAATTGATAACAGGCGCTTTACGGTCAACCGTAACCGTTCTAGTAATGGATGTTTGTTTTCCAGCACTATCTGTTGCAGTGATAACAATTGTGTTTGACCCATCCACCAAAGAAAGTATTTTTGAAAATTGACCATTTGCAGATACCTCTATATCTTGTGCTGTCCCATTATTCAATTTTACTGTTACCCTTACCGGACTTGAAGTAACATCATTTGTAGTTCCAGTTAAAGTGACAGACGCTGCATTAGTAACAAGTGCATTTACCGGAGAAGTCACAGATAATACAGGGGGAACTGTATCAATCTTAAATGTTACGCTCTTTTGTACTGCCGCGTTTCCGTCATTATCTTTTGCGTCTATCTTAATTGTATGACCCCCATCATTAAGGGCTGTCCCTGGAGTATATGTACACCTATAACCACCTGTGATTGCCGTTTTTACAATGCCAGAACCTGTAATTTTACTTCCAGAATCTATAGTGATTCCAATGCTATCAGGGTTTACGCCAGAATCGTTATCCGTGACCGTCCATGTGATTACCGGTTTATTATTGGTAATAAGTGACGAATCCGACGGAGATGAGATAACTATTACTGGCGCGACCTTTTCTTTTACAACCAGACGCAATAAATTTCCTAAAGTAGAATCGTTTGCATCCTTAGTAGTGACATTGCCGGCTACATCTGTAGCTTTAATTATCACAGGATAATACCCTCCGGATTGTGAGTGACTTGATTTTGAGGGGGCTGTTAATGTACCCTCATACTTTTGTGTATTGCTGTTATATGTAAGATTGACTGATACTCCATTAACAATAGCTTGCACTGATTTAATTGCCATATTTCATTTCTCCTAACATTTAATTGTAGATACATTTCTTCCCAAAGTAATGGAAAGATGAGATTTTATTGATAACTGGGAATTAAGCCCCTCATATAAATTCAGACACGCTTGTTCCAACCTGTTCAAATCCTCATAAGTCGGTGTCCTTTGGTTCTCATACCACGTTTTCCTCTCCGATGAATCAAAAGCAAACGTGTATCTTTTTATATTGTCAATATTTTCTTCCAGATTGTTAAATTCATCTGCATACGGAAAATCCGCATAAGAGGCTTTGTCATTTCCCATATCCTTAACCGGAATATTCATATAAATTTTTGATGATAAATCCATTAAATATTCAATATTGTTCTTTATACGATTGTAGTCAGTATAATTAATATAATCAGTGCTGACCCAATCCGTTTTTGGTTCTATCCACACGAGCCTTCCTCCTTGTCACCAGTGCTCCTCTTATAGTTCTATCAAAAGAAGTTTGTGTCTCCTCAATATATGTCTTAAGCTGTGGTTCATATTTGTTTTCTTGAAAGATTGTATCCCCTGTATCAAGCGCTGGTTCTCCCCGATGGTTTAGTGTATATTCAATTCCAGAAGCAAAATAATCCGCCAGCCATTCCGCAACTCGGTCACCGTGCTCCACTTCGGAAATCAATGGGTTATTCCACTCCTTATCATTTCCCCTGCTATTAACCTCTTTATATCTGTACGCCGTGGATACATTGTATTTATGACCACTCACAGAAAACTTAATCTCAGTACCAATATCAACACCAATAAACGACACCGTAACAAAATATGCACCACAAGATTCTATAACAATGCTTTCTCCGGCTACTGGTTCATCTATAGATGCCTCGTAACCATAACATGCCTCACTAAAATAGTAGGTATGATTTTCCCCATCATATTTAAGTGTGTCTGAGGTTAATTCCTCTAATATTTCTGATGTTGTATAAATACTTCTCACCACATTAACATTCTTGACTTTATCCAACTGAGTCCCTATTGGCGTATCATACAAATCATCATATGAAAGCGTATAATTCGTCTCTGGTCCTAATGAAATATAATCAACATAAACCCTGCTATTTGGAACAGACATTTCAATGAATTCAATTTCCATTTTGTCGAATTCTGGAAACTCTTTATTTAAAATGTAATCTTCAATAATCTGACCTGAGATATCTGTCGTGCTGTTTATCTTATTATTTGAATATGTTTTTACCAAGAATCTTTTTGGCAGATTTCCGGCAAACGACAGGTTTATTCCAAAGCACTTATAACTGGTCTCTAATGTAAGTGTTATCATCGGATGTTGAGAAAATATTCCATTCTCATTGCAAATCTGAGCACTAACATATCCTGTGTTGAAATTATATGTATTTTCAAATCTAGTTACATTTCCAGCATCATCATAAGCAGCAACTTCTACAAAATACAGTTCATTGTCTGTACGCTGGATTTGAGATGTCCACACACTAGTATTTTCCCTATTTAAATCCACGGGATTATTTTCAACTTTTGCTTTTACATCTGTTATCATTTCATTTTCCCCAATTATTACGCGGCAAAAAAAGCATACTTCCATCAGCCGTCCAAAAATGTTGCTCATATGTGGCAAATTTTATCTTTTCCATATCTTTTTGAACATTACGAATATTTGAATAACTTTCTGTTCCGTTGGACTCTATGAGTACTTCCGGGTAAAACACGTGATAAATACGAATCCTACCATACCTGTCGTAATCCATCACGCACCGTCCAGCATTTGCTATAATCTGCAATGCTTCTTTATGTGTTACATTTGGAATCGGATTATGTACAATAATATTTTTCAAATATGAATCTATAAAATAGTCTTCTGAGGAAATCCCTGCATCAGCAAAAACAATTTCAGCAAGATTATAAAGACTAATTCCATCCGAATAATACTGTCCTTTATAATAATTTCCATCCATAAACTTAAAACGGTCTACCGCTTTAATCGTGGCTTTTAAATCGTCAGAACTCCATTCATACACATACATGGTGTGCAATTGCATCCATTCAGTTGAACCATCGTCAAGTTCGTAACCGTATCTGACATTTATTTTCTGCCCCGATTCCAGAAAATTAATATCCGAACTTGGATTATCGACATTGAAAATCTGCTTTTCATTATTTAATACAATTGTGCACTCAGACTCCGGAAGGTCTTCATTAATCATTGAAAGTGATGTAGCAGAATCCGCGGTGATAATCATTTCATCATCATATTCAAGCCCAAGTCCGAACTTAATATAATGAATGCGAAATCTGCTATTTGGTTCAAGCATTTCCTCAACTATAATTTTTAGAACCCCCGTATTTTCAAATATAGTATCTGTCTCAAAATAGCTGCCTGCATTTTCAAACTCATATTCTAAATTATTGGAGTCCCTGATTTTAAATTTAATTGGATAACTGTCACCAAATTGAATAGATATTCCTTTAATATCCGATGCACCACATCCAAATGAAAATTCTGCTATAAATCCACTTGAAATCAAGTATTGTGAAACCAAAATATTTTTCAAATAATTCTTCTCACTTCTTGGCTTGAACAACATAGAGCCATCTGCTCTGAAACATTTCTGTTCATATGCAGCATAATCTTTTTGCATTTCACTTTGATTAAATATCTTTTCATAATCGGAATATTCAATATAATTACTTTTATCCTCTACAACAGCAGACTCCTGTACTTGCAGATTAATCAATCCCAAAACAACCTTTATATGTGAACGATTTCGTATAGGTTGCTTAACCGACTTTTTGTATTCTTGTGAAACCTGATACATCTTACCACCCTGAATCAATAATATTAATCTTACAATTGAGATACGCAGTCGGTCTTCCCTGCGAATCTATCTTAAATACATCCGCGGTTCTATCCCCAGGATACATCGTAAGCGTTCGCCACTGGTTATTAACCATATCCCAAAACTGCACGGTCGAAAAGAAATTTCTATCAAATTCCTGCAGCATAGATGACCAAGTAGCCGCATCTAAGTACGGCCACTCCAAGTTATCTATTTTGTAGTTGTCCCTGCCAATCTTCTGACCGACAACCTTATTGTTAGCATTTCTCGCTGCATTCACGGCTGTCGTCACTACCATGTTCGGATACCGCTTCGGTGCCGGAAATGGTTTTCCATTTACCCTTATAAAGTTGCATGAATTACTCAATTCCAACACCCCCTATGCTGGACTAAAATTAAACCCTGTATTCTTCCTTGCCCTTGAAAGTTGCTTATCCATTTTCTTTCCATCAACCTTAAGACTTGTGTCCTTGTCTAAAAGAGCCTGCTCCAATTCAACGACTCTACGGAGCAGATAATTCGTCTCCGCATTCTGTCTTTGAATCGCGCTCTCAACACCTTCACTAATAGATGCCACAATCTGGTCATTATTAACTACTGCATTCCTATGTCCAACTCTTCCAACTAACTCAGGACCGTTCTCTCTTGCGAGAAAATACTCTCCAAACTTTGGGAATCCGCCGTCCGCATATCCATGACCGGAATATGCTTTTGCCAAACTTCCATACCTAGCCACCGCATATCTAATAGATGCAAGCATATTGCTAAGAGGGTCGTAAATATCTTTATTATATGGTGGCATTGCCCATGTTTTAAATGTCGGGTCAATAACCTGCATCAGGCCTTTCGATGGTGTGCCATTCTTTGCATTAATATCCCAATTATTGATTGCTCTCGGATTTCCACCCGATTCTGTCTTCATCTGATATAACAATCTTTGCAGATTTGCTTCGGAATACTGCCCTGTCATGCGAAGTGCCTTCTCTGCAAGACCCCTCCACTGTTCCACGCCTGCGGATGGATTATAGTTTACCACCCCTGTTGTATCAAAAATTTTCTTGATAAAATCAACAGCCCCATCAAATACTGTACTAACAGCACCCTTTGCCATTGAAAGCATCGGTTCCATTACGCCAGCCACATCCACAAACTTGTCAACAGCAATCTGAAGAATTTTATCCGGATGAGTAATATAATCGAATACGTTACCTGTAAAATCTTTCAATTTTGACCATGCATTTCCGAAGAAATCACCAATGCCGCCTGCGAAGTGTGGCAACTCATCCATGAATGCTTTCGTCTGGTTGGCCGGCATGATTTTTGTGCCCCTTTGCAGTGGAAGCATAACATTCCTTCCTTTAGGGATAAATGCCTTTCCGCTTGGCGGGACAATCAGTTCCCTATATGTGGAACCCTTTTGGTCATTTACCATGCCGAGCGTATCCTTGGAAAGACCTCCTGTACCTTTAGCAAACTTTGGAACATCCCATAAATCAATTCTAGTTCTTGAGCCGACTTTATCAAGAACCCAGTTTATGCCTTTGATGATTCCATTAACTGCTTTCCCGATAGGGGAGATAATATGGTTCGCAATTTTCTTAAAGTAATCTCCTATGCCGTCCCAAATGTTCTTAACTGCGTCAAGGGCGGCCTTAAAGGCACTTTTAAAGAAGTTTTTCACCTTGTCCTTGTCAAATACGCCTTTAATTGCCGTCCACTTTTCTCCAAACCATGACGCTATAAACTTAAATGCTGACTTTATCGCCTCGTATGCTCCTGAGAAGGTATCCTTGAACCATTCCACTACAGGGGAAAAGATAATTTTTATCTGCTCCCACACACCAGTAAAAAGAGAGACGACGGTGTTTACAAATCCCATTACAATTTTCTTGACTCCTGCCCAGGCTTCCTCCCAATCCCCTGAGAAAACTCCCGCAATAAAATCAATGACACCGCTTAATATTTCTATGATTCCAGCAATAACACCCGCTATCGTACCAATGATATTTCCAACAGTTTTTACCAGTGTTGAAAACGCACCGGCTATTCTATCTCCAATAGCCACAACGATGGTTTCAAAGATATCTTTTAACCCGCTGCTTTCATACAGGCCGTAAAGGGATCCGAAAAATTCTTTTATACTATCCCATAATGGTTTCAGTCCATCATCCCAAATTCGCTTCTTAGCGTAGGCAAATGCTTCGCATATTTTATCCCACATATCCTTAACGCTGTCACGGAAGGTTTCCGAGGTTTTCCAAAGATCTATGATCCCGGCAACTACTATTGCAATGCCACCAACTATTGCTCCAATGGCTGGAAGACTTGCGCCAAACACAGCAGAAAATGCTTCGCCAAACGTACCTGCCCCACCAGAAACAAGTGAAAATACTTGACCTATTTTGGAACTGCTTAACACCTTCCCAATTTCCGGGATGACTTTATTCAGCCCCCCCTTAAAGGCTTCTTTTATAGTTTCACCAAATGCAACACTTAAAAGATTTCCAAACACACCAGCCAATTTTACAGTACCAATTACAAGTCCAACTTTCGCCAGCGTGCCCCAGTCCAGATTCCCAAGCACGTCACCGACTGCCTTTGCAACCTCGCTCCAATCAACAGTCTTGATGAATGCCTTCAATGCATCCAGAATTCCATTGACTATGCCGTTGATGCCGCCAGCAATCGTCTTGCCGTCAAACTCCATAAGCACGCCATTGAGGGAAGTCCCGATCCCGGCTCCCAGGCCGCTCCAGTCCAATGTAGTCACAAATCCGTAAATCATGTTTGGAATCTTCATAAGCCCTGCGCCGATAGTACGTCCAAGAATTTCCCAATCAACGCTATTTATTATGCCATTAAGGCCGCTTGCTATTGCGGATCCTATGCCAATCCAGTCGATTCCGGTCAGGTACAGATACAGGGTATTTGTTATCACATTCAGGCCATCCCCAATAGTCTTGCCAATGTCTGCCCAATGTACGTTATCAACAAGACTATTAATGGTCCTGCAATATGCATCCACAAACATAGTAATTGGTGGCCCCATCTTGTCCCAATTAAAAACGGAGTTGATTTTTTCAAACACTGAATCAATCCCGCCTGCGATATATTCTCCAAGCCCTTCGTAATCTCCGGCTTTAATCAAAGACCACATGTTGCTAAAAACAGAACATATTTTATCAGCATACTCCTGCGCCTTATTTACAGATTTTTGAAATGCCTCATTCCAGACTGCTTCATATGCAGCAATCGCCGCACCGATTTCATCTGACAGATCAATCCCTCCGGCGCCACCGCCAATGTTTGAGCCTGCACTTCCGGCGCCACCTGATCCACTTGCATCAGAGTCATCTGGCCTTATTACATTTAATTCGTCAATGCCCAGCATGGAATCATGTAACTTTTTAGCATTTTTATTGGCTTTTCCAAGATTGTCTGATACATTGCCCATGTTATCTGCCATAGCATCAGTATCATCAACCATATCACCAGTATCTATTCCACTATAACCAGAACTGATGCCGTCCATGATTTTTCCAAAATCAATGCCAAGTAGTCCTCCGATAAATCCTAAAAGACGTTGTACTGCAATGAGCAACCCATTAATGAAAGGTAATACCGCCTGAATTACTGGCATCAGCAAATTGCCTACCATGCGGGCAACATTCTTAATTTGCTGTTTTAAAATACGATACTGATTTGCGACGGAGTTAATTGTATTTGCCTGATCGCCCCAAGCAATCTTCGACTGATCCAGGATCGCCAATAATCGCAACTGCATCTTATCAGCCTGGGTCATCTCTGAAACAGCGGTAGACAGCCCATATTTATAAGCATAGGTCTGCAACGTAGCGTTCGTAATGTCAATGCCGTATTTATACAAGGCACGGCTCTGCCCAATAAGGCCGGACTGCATGTTCGTCATAACTGTTTGCAAATCAACATTTTTGAACGAAGATAAATCTGCCGTCAGCATAGAAAGTGCTTTAGAAGTGTTTACGCTTGTCTCTCCACAAAGACCAACAGAGTTTGTGACCGCCGCAATGCTTGCCTGATAATTCATAATCTGGTTTGGGTCTAAACCAAGGTTCATGTTCTTGGTCAGATTTAGGACTCCATTATCGCTTACCTCGAATCCAGTCATCTTCTTAGTCAAATTATTTAACCTCGAAGAAAAAGAGTCCGCATACGCTTCTGCATTTTCATATCCGTACTTCTGATACTGTTCTGAAAACTCTTTTCCAATCTTGTCCATGGTTACATTGAAATAGTTAAATGTCTCTATGTAGTCCATGGATGATTTTATGGAGCGTCCAAGTAGTCTGACTCCACGAATAATCGGGAAAAATGACGCATAAAAAGAGCCCCATGTCTGAGACAGGGACTTGCTTTTATTATTTGCCAGTGTCGTTTTCGCAACAAAAACTCCAAGACTGGACGTGAATTTCTTCAATTGCGAATTTGAGGAACCAGTATGAGCTGCCAGTGTAGACATGGCTGACGAGAAATTTTTTGCCCTATTTGCGGAATCTTGAACGGACTTTCCTGTATTCTTCACAGAATTGGACAACCCGTTAAGTTTTCCAAGGTCAATTCCACTGAGAGACTTTGACACTTTGTTCAACTTTTCTATCATTAAATCAAGTTGTTTACACGCACTATTCGCCGCTGTTTCAACCCCTATTTCCAATCTGTCAATTTCGGCATCCACTCAGCGTTCACCTCTCTTCCGCTATCTATCCTCGGTCAGCGACTATCTAAATTTAATAGCCGGTAAAATTCATACAAAAGAACACCTACCATTTCTGATAGGCGCTCACATTACAAAAGACACCCCATATGGGGTGTCTTGAATTCCATTTTATCTAACTATTATCTTATACTTTCCAAGTCTTACCGCATTTTAGGCAAACCGCATATCCCTTCCTGCCAGTCATGCTTCCAATAACCGCTCCGGCCTCCCCGGCAACCCCATATCCAACTAATGCACGACCAAAACTAGGTTTTTGCCCATAAGATATTGATGTTGACTTACATCTTGGACAATGGACCTGTCTTTTTTCTGCTCTTCTAGAGGCCTTTTTCATATCTCTTTTATACATAGCCGAGTCAATACATTCACTAATTTTATTGCTCATCTCTTCCTCTGCCTGCCTGTACTCTTCGATAATACGTTGATTTTCCGGTGCTGAATATTGCAAATCCATAATATTGACTGCTTCACTTGGAGTGACATGAATCTTATTGCTTAGTTTCTTAATGGCTTTAGATTTGTTTGTTGGATATTTTAAAAACATCTCTCTTGCGGCGACATCCACAAATCCTTCCGCTTTCAAACTAGTATCCGCTTCTGCAGGTGCCCCCTGCTCTACCGGCGCACCGCACCCCGGACAAAACTTAAAATCATCTTCAATTTTCGTGCCACACTGCGTACAGAACATAGGAACACCTCATATTATCGTTTTTTATACGGATTCCACGTATAGCCACAATATAAACATTTCAAACCTTGATTTATATTTCCTGGATGCGTAATAAGCATTCCGCCAAATACATCTACTTCACTGGTGACAGAAATACCTTGCTCACAATATGAATCAATATGTTTTGAGCCACATTTGGGACATTTATCAGTTCCAAATATCCGCTTTGATTTTTCACGTTTGAATAACTTTTTTCTTATATCAAGTTCTTTTGGTGTAGCACCGTGATATCTTATAAACATTATATCCCTGGCTGTCTTTAAATCCATTCCAGTTCGCTCGCGAATTAATGCTATTCCCTTATATTGGTCATTTGGGCATTGAACATATATCTCATCCGCAATCCTATCTAGTTCAGATCTGTTATCTGCAGGTGCCCCCTGCTCTACCGGCGCACCGCACCCCGGACAAAACTTATAACCATCTTCAATTTTCGTGCCACACTGAGTGCAATACATAGGAACACCTCCCTCTTCTTGAGGATATTATAACACCCTCTACGGTTTAGGTAAAGATAACATGCTATCAATTATTTCTAATTTTGTTCTAGCATTGGCATCTCGACCATATCGAGAGATGTATTCTTCCTTTCAGATTTGCGATTATACGCATCAATCCATAAAAGGAACTGCTCTTCTCCAGATAGCGCATTCTCCTGCTGCTTATCCATACTGAAAGGTTCGTCCGGATATTTACTTTTCTTACCTGAAAAACAACTTGCAATTGCCAGCCGGGTATACTGGCCCAGCACCCATGCATTATAATCTTCCTGCTCCATTTTTTTTTGATATGCGTATTTAAACGGCTCCAATTTTCTTGGGTTCAAATGCCAGAATAATTCATACGGCACGCCATACAGTAAAGCATTCGGAAGAAACTCATCTATGATTATTTGGCAGAAGGATTTGTTGCTTTCTTCTTGTGATCCTGCGGAATCTTTGCCGTTTTCTGTGCCCCCGGCGCTTCCATCTGGTTCAGGAACTCCTGCAGTCCGATATCTCCGAAAAAACCGTCCTCCTCCATCTGTGTACGAATTGCATTTAGCATACCAGAGAAAGTAGATCTTTCATCCTCCCTGTTTTCCTTGCGAAACTCTTTGAAAAGATTTTTTGCTTCTGCTTCTGAATGAATTTCATCAGAATGGTTTTCCAAAAGCCCCGCGTAGAACAGATACATTGAAATTCTCGGCATGTCAGCCATGCCTTCAATCATTTTATCTACTGTCATGACCTTTGATACTTCTTCGCTGCCTACATCATCAATTACTTGATCTTTCATCATATACGCTCCGCTGAAATAATTCCAGCACATGTCCACACACTTTTTATCCATTGCCGCTTCAAATGCGTATTCTAAGTTATATTCTTTTCCATTCACCTTGATATTCATATGATATTCTCCTTTATTGCCTATTATTTTTAATCACAGATAGTGCATCAAAGCACTATCTGCACCCTCTACGCACTTGGCGTTGCAGCAACCGTAACTTTTGAAGAAGGGGATACTGTAATCGTCATTCCGATTGCACCATTAACCTCTCCTTCATTTACATATACCGAATGCTGTCCATCCCATGTTGCTGTACCGGCTGCACCGTTCTTACCAAGTTTAATACGATATTTTAACTCCTTATTTTCTTTTTGCTTTACCGCCAGATAAGATTCCAGAGTATAGTTTGCTCCAAACTCCATTGCATCCACCGACTGAACGCCTGGAATGAATGTCTGGGTCTCATCCTCCATGTCCGTCACTTCTATCTGCTCTGGCGCACCACCTAGAGCAGGGAATGACTTAATCGAACACAATTTAGTCCACTGTGTCCCATCTTCTGAAATTTCAAGCATTGTACCAATCGTGCTATATGCTTTTGCTTTTGCTTCTGCCATAATTTCCATCCTTTCTACCGGATAACTTCTTCCGGTCAGCGAATACCTTTCTCTAGATATCCGGTACATAAAATAGAGAGCCATGATAGGCTCTCAGGTTTCTGTGTCTAATTTATTTGTTTCAGTTCATCTCCACTCCCGAAGATTCTTTGGTATCTCCCAACCCATCTCACAATACTTGGGTCTGCGGCATTCGTCATTGGCATTGGTCCGCCACGACACTGAAAGCCATAGCTCAGCATGATTTCCTTTGCCTTATTGCTGATTTTCTCGCAAGTGCTGTCTGCAAGAGAACCTGTTGAGCACACCGATAAAACAATCAGCGGATTTGTGCTTCCCTCATTACCAGATAGGTCATAATTTCCGCCGGAATTATCACCAATAGTCACATCACAGTACGGCATCTGCGTTTCCTTTGGTGTAATATATCGCCCTACAGTACAAGCAATTGCCTTTTCCAACTTGACCTTGAATACCGTGTAAAATTCGTTCCAGTTAAAACCTGCCATTATTCCACCGCCTCGTAGGTCTTTTCAAAAATATCTGGCTTGCAAGGATACACTTCGCCATTTACTCCAAGAATAATAAAGTCTCCTTTATCGGCTTTCATTGTTCCTTCAAGTGTCTTGATGTCGCAAGTTCCGTCCGAATGGGTAATAATTGTATTATCCGTTACTCTGTCCATGAACCAATCAGGAAGTGAATCATCTATCATATATCTAACTGCTTCAATTACTACTGGTTTCTTTCTATATTTCATACTCCAAGTACCTCCGTTTACAGTACAACACCTTCCATAACCGCCCTCGCTTCAAGAACAGCAATATAATCAGTCATTGCTCTTACCTGCATATTGTAGGTGCTTCTCGGACAAGTAGGACTGAAATTCAATTCTCCATTATCCCACTTTTCAAGCATTGCCGCCAACTTCTGGTAGCGGATAACCACCTGTGCATATTCAGCCTTAAAACGCTCCTTGTAATCTGCGCTGTTCATCATTTCAACTGTGTCTTTTAATTCTGTTACTGGTTTCATATCTGCCATAATTTTTTACCTACCTTTCTGCTGATAGTTCATTCATTCTGTCCTTGACATATCCTTTCAAAACAGAAAATCCTTTCGGCTCATCAAAGCCTTTTCTTTTCAGTTCTTCTACTATGGTCGAGATTTCCTCTTTTACGCCTTGAAGTTCTATCAAGCCACCTGCTTTCATATCTTCGTTCATACTCCAAATACCTCCTTAGCAATCGCCACAACTCTATCACGCAACTCTTTTCCTGCAAAATACATTGGCATTCGTGGAGATGTTCCGGTTGACGTGTGCCAATTTCCATCTAAGTCCATATAACTCCATGAACTCTCTCCACCATGTGTACCGCCCGGAAATGTTCCCGTTCCTACTCCCGGAATATTTGCCGGATTTTTCGCTTTCAGACCAGCTCCAAACTCAATCATAAGGCTCGGTGATACCTCGGCACTTTTCACACCATCTTGTGTCTGCCACTGACTTACAATCTTCTGACTGTCCTCCATGTAGAACACCGCTCGGCATCCGGCCTGTTGCGGTGTGATTTCAGAGCCTAAATGGATGTACTTTCCAAATCCGCTACTGCCGATATGGGCTTGTGCAATGGCTATACCATCTGCGGTCAGCCTACTGCACAATTCCTCACATCTTCGATTGAGGTCGTTCTGATACTCTCGTATCTCTTTGATTGCGTTCTGTACTTCCTTTACTGAAAGTCCAAAACTGATTTTCTTTGCCATATCATCACGCTCCGTAATTCAACATAAACGGTTTGTACAATGCCTTGTAGAGTTCCTTTTCCAATTCGTCTTTATAGGTAAATGGACTTAATGGACTTTCTATCCGCTCTCTCATAAGCGGCATTGCGGCATCCACTAAAATACCTTGACTTGCACTCATGCTTACTTGCGGCGGCGGTAATTCTGCCAAAGCACACAATTCCATTCTCTTGTGGTCACATTTATCCACTTTAGGACAAGCCTTACACATTTCTGAAAGTTTCGATAATGTCATATCGCACCACCTACAAAATATCCAACTGCTGAAACAATTTAATAATCTTCGGAGACTGAATGGCGAACCAATCTACAATTTCCTCATTTTCTGCCCATGCCCCCATATGACCATATGTATTTGCTGATAAACCACTCTCATAAAGAAAAGCATGAATAATCTCATGCCTTAGGTTTTTGTTATGCAGCCTCTTCTTTCCTTGTTCAGTCATGTCCTTGTCATTGTTCAGTTTCACATATATTGCTCTATTATGTGAATTACACAGTGCATCGGCTGTCTCATCGAACTCGCTTAAATACTCCGGGTACTTTTCCACATATTCAACTGTGTATTCCGTTCCAAGAACATTTACTTTCATCTGTTCCATGCTAACCTACTTTCTGTCCGTCTATATACATGACAAACTTGCCACCACATTCGCAAGTCTGCTTACAATCAAAAACAGACCAATTTTCATTGGACTGCTTATCGTCTTTCGGTTGCGGCTTCCCGCATTTTTCACATTTCATTTCAATTTTTGGACTTTTTGCCATATTATGTACCGCCTTTCGGAAGTTTCTTAATCGCATAAACGATATTGTTCAATCCTTTCGCCGGATATGCCGCAACCTTGTAATCTGCACTGTCAGAATCAACTGTTCCGTCAGCATTGTACTTCGGTTCGTTCTCAATCCATATCAGCGATAATTCGTTAATCGGACAAGTCATATCACAAGTGGAAATCGTTCTTGTATAGTCAACATCAGAGCCAAACGGAGCGTCCTGTGAATTGCCCATGCCAGCGGAAATGTTGGTATAGAACTCAACAGGCTCGGAATAACCAGCCACGACACCCAGAATAGAGGGGATGCGTTCGCCGTCCACTTCCACATAGACAATCTCACCGTTCTCGTCACGCTCGTAAATCGTGATTTCTTCGGAATAGAGTGAATAGTACAGGCGTTGCATATTCTTTTTACAACTCCGCATATCGACACTTCCTTTCTTTTTAGCACTCTGCCCACCACCGCCAATGAGTGCCACCCTGCGGATTTCTCCACGCACAATCTTCTTCGCTGTTTAACCCACAACTGGGAGATATTTGGAGCACCGTCCTTTCTATAAAACCTGCACAAACGGAATTACTTTCATTAAAATTTCATCCCGTTTTATCCATGTTCTGGAAGTACCATTTTCTGACATTGCAGTCTGTCCTTCCGCACCTATTAAATTCCAATCATACATGGCAAGGTCTTTTATGATGTCATACATGGAGTACATATCAGCGTCAATAAACTCCTGTGTATGGTGTCCTTGATAGTTACGCTTTCGTTTAACTGTGCGGTAAGCTCCTTTAATCTTAGAGGTCAGAAGAGCCTTATCGGAATCATTATGTAATTCAGAAACAAGTTCGGCTTCCAAATCAGTTTGTAATTCAGTTAATAGCTCTTCCATACTCAATCTCCTACTCTGTTTTTGAAGTTACGGTTGCCATTCCGGCTTTCTTAGCTTTGTTATTAGAATCAACCTCCACAACGACAATCTTCTGTCCGGTTGCTGCTGTAATATCTGCTTTTCCATCCCATGTAGTATATCCTGTTGTGCAGGATGCGTCATATGCTGGAATTGTAGGATTTGCAGCCACTTTATACTTATAAGCGTTGCCTGATGTCAACTCTGGTGTAACTGTAATCTTTGTATCACCAGTATTAGTTCCAGCTACAGATGCAACGGTCAGCTCTCCAAGTTCAGCAGTTGTAGCTTCGTTTTCTGGAATAGAAAATACTCTGCGCGCCATATCTTTATTGGTAGGCATTGCATTAGACAATCCTGTAATCTTTGCGGAATACCATTCTGGTCCATGGTCAAGTCCAATCTGGCCAAAAATTTGCTTCTTAGTACCCGCACCGACCTTAGCAAGCTCTTCAATGAAGAAGTTACCTTTGCCCGGAACCATCTGTTCAACAGGGGCCATAATAAATGGGTCAAAGAATACCGTTGTTCCTGCTGGAAGATATTTTAAATCCTTAAGATACACGGTCCCAAGAGGAGTAAGCACCTTATCAACCATAATTCCATTAATATCTCTTCCACTCTCAACAATTGTAAGACCATTTGCTACCGCATCCGCATTTAACTGTAGTCTGCTTGTGGAATCCAGCCCAAGTACGATATTGGTAATATCTCCGTTAGATTCATGAATGGATTTCAGTGCTTCGCATACGAGCAGGAATGACAGTGACTTTCCGCCAGCGGAAATAACATTTGAAGTAATTGCTTCAAGCAAACCTCTTGACCTATTGGCCACAGTATCACCAGTAGACTTCTGATATACACCATTAATAAATGTATACTCAATGTCCTGTCCGATTTTTGCCATCTTGGCAGCCACCTGAAAATCTTCTTCACTGATAGGATTTGCCTGCTGACCAGCAACATTCAGTCCATTTAATGTACCCATGTTAGACATTTTTCCATAAGAGATACCTACGGATTCCTGAAAAATCTGTGTAACATTAGTTTTCTGCTCTCTTTTAATAACCGATGCGTCCGGTGCGGTCAGGGAAGCTGATTCTGAAATTTCCGGCTGACTTCCCTCCGCAGTTTCGAACTCCTGTCCTGTTACGAACTCTGTGTGATTTGTGTGCTTTCTCTTTGAACCAATCATTGTTGAGAAGGGTGTTTTGGTATTGCCCTTGTTAAAAAGCATACCAGAATAATTTGGAGTGTTTCCACTCATTGCAAATGCATCTGACATAATAAATTAATCTCCTTTACTGTTTCTGTGCATTGGCTTCGGTCTGCTGACGGATAAGTGATGCCATAAGCGCCATATTTCCACTTGCCTGAGCCTCTGCAATTTGTTTACTATAATCTATTTTTTGCTGATTCCCAGCCGGAGGTATTGGCATCTGCTTCATTAGGTCTGCTTTGATTGATTTCTGCAATGCATCCTCATGCTTCTTCTGGATTCGGAATACCGTGTCCATATCACCGTCATAGAGAGCCTCTGCAATCTCCTTGGCATCTTTCTCGTCATACTTAAGTGCCAAATGTTGTTTTTCGTAATCAGAAACTTTTGCTGACCGGCGAAGGGTTTTTAATTCCTCCTCAATCTGCGCCTGTTTCTCCGCTTCTTCGATTTCTTTTTGTTCCTGCGCACTGGAAGCTGCTTTCCATTTTTTCTTAAAATCTGCTGCTTCGGAATTTGCCTTGTCCAGCATAGACTTCGGTACAAATCCGTCATACTGGCTTTTATCAACCAGCTCTCTTTCTGCCAATGCAGTGTTGATTTCGTCAATCGTCATGCCATCTTTGTAGGCATCTCCTAATAAACTCTGAATGTCTGCCATGTTAATCCTCCTTGCGTTTTTAAGTCGTCTCTGACTATTGTTTTCCGTTTTAAAGACTTTTCCTGTCTCTTGCGCTTTTTACGTCAATCCCCTGACGGTATATAAAAGAGCACCCGTTTCCAGATGCCCAAATTACCAATTATTCATCCGATACCGATACCTTTGACGGCTGGTCTGTAATATCCGGCTGTCGTTTTTTATACGGGTCTTCGTTTTCCTGCGATGTTTTTGCGTTTGGAAATAGAATCATATCAATCCGTTCTGCTGAATCAAGCGTTACCTGCTGTGGGTCTGTAAATAAACCAACTGTTTCAATTGCTCTCAATGGATCAATCCCGATGCGAATAAGTGTCGCCAAGGAATTGCACTTGGTAGCCAAATCATAGGTTCTTGACCGCGAAAACCGAATCTCGATATCTGATAGATTCAGTTCTGCAATATCAGCATCTATTTCATCGCTTGTCTTGATAATTTTCAAGATAATTGCTGTCTCCCTGCGTTCTGATGCTGACCATATCTGCTCTTTTTCCTTTGCGTCAGTCTCCGCCGACATCCAACCGGTAGACATATTTGTTGCGCTTCCAGTACTTCCGCCGGAAAGCTCTGACCTGCTCGGCGTGTTCGTGATATCGAGAATCTGTTGCTTTACATAATCAACCAACGTTTGATTTTCCGACTGATTCAGGACACTTTCCAAATATTTCAAAGTGGCTTGTCTGCCCTGTTCTGATTTTGTAACAATCATTCCCTCTGCACGGAGTTCTTTATATTGGTCTTTGTCAATCTTTACATTGTCGCCCCACAAAAGGTTTTGAACATGCTGAGCAATATCATTTACCCGGTCAGAATCCACCGTATTCAATGCGTCCATTAGCGGGATAACCCGCTCAAAACATCCCATGCGGTCGTAATCATTGATGTACTCAATGATTGGGATTTCTCCGAGCGTATTTGACGACTCTAAAAACGCTTGTTCAAAATTTCCTACAACTCCCATCTCAATTTTGAAATAAGCAGTTTTTGCGTAGCAGCCAAAAGTAATACTCCCATCAATATGCGGAAAATATGTAACTCCAAGCAACGGCTCTCTGTATGCATCATTACTGTATACAACGAATGTATTTAATGGATTCAGCACCAATAAATCAAATACGGATGTTCCTGCCTTAAACCGCTTTGGAAGAATCAACCGATACCCAACGCCACAGGTCTTGACATCCTTGGCAAGTTGTAAATCCTTTGCGGACTTGCACTCCTCCACCATCATTTCGTTGATTGCAGCAACTCTTAAATCCTCTTTCTTGCTTTCTTCCGATGTGAACAGTTTTTTTATAAAAGAAAAAAGAGCATTTCTGCTCTTAATGTCCCTTCTAGCTCTCTGCACATAAGTAATTGGCGAACCAAACTCATAACCAAGTTTGAATTCAAGAATTTCAGAAGCCATGTTGTCCACAATCTTTTCATTAATTTCTGGCCTAACTTCTTTTTCTCTCTTTAAAATTGGCTGATTACCTTTTGCATACTCAAACAGGTATAGCATTTCTTCCCGATTCTTCTCATGGATTGAGAATGCTTCTCCGAGGACTTCAAGAATATTCGTTTTGTCGATTATGAATTTGTCTGTGAATATCTGTCTACGTCCAGAAAGCCGCACTTCAATCACCACCTATACATATAAAAGAACCCCACGCACAACACTTGCGCAAGGCTCTTAATCATTTGATATACTTTTACATTATTATGATAACATGCCTAAAAGTTTAATGTGTTTAATCTTTTACGCGGCTTGAAATAATCTGAGATATTCTACCTTTGGTGTACCCAAGAATATCTCCAGCCTCTTTTTGAGTCATTCCATCAAGGAACACCATTTCAAATATTTCTTTATCAATTCCCTCCGGAATATCGCCGATGAATTTCTCTACGCTTGCAATCTGTACAAGCAATACATCACGCCTCTTTTCCTTTTCACGAATTCGCTTTGAAAGTCTATCGCATTCCTTCGGTTCTGCCATCTGGACAGCCATATGACTTTCTACATACGGAAATGTATGACTGCTCATGGAGACCTTTCCCATAACTGTAGGTACATTCTCCAACTGCGCTTCCAGTCTGGCCAGTGTTTTTTCAACAGCAGTCAGTTCCTTTTTATCTTTTCTATATCCTGATAAAGTTTTCTTATCCACTTTTTTCACACTCCTTGTCGACACGCTCTTGAATCATACGCATAATAGTAGGTCCATCAAGGTCTGTATAATACGACACCTCATCATGGAAGAATCTCTCACAATCATTTTTTGTCTTATTCGCTCCAATATCATCTGGACGTCTTAATAGTCTCTTTAATGCACCTCTGTAATCTTTGGCGGCCTTAGTAACAACAGCATTTGCCAGATTTCTATACCAATCAATATTATAAATTTGATTTTCTTTCTTCTTTTTTATGGGACTCATTATATTCCAAGCTCCTTTCTACTCATGATTTGAACTTTTACCGGAATTAAATCAGCTACAAATAGTGCAAAGTTTGCAAAACCATCAGGGACATCGTCATGAACATTTTTTCCAACAACCGAATATGCCAATAGCCACGACATCATGATTCCATAATCTTCCTTCGGCTTATAATCCTCCTTGTTTTTAAACAAACAATGCTTTTTTACCCAGTCAGCATTTACAATTATTCTGGTTTCTTTATTTGTCTCGGTTGGCTTGTCTGTAATGTTACATCTACCGCCCTTTTCTTCAACTCTCTTATTGACTTCATAAGATACTCTGTCTCCACCGTTATTACTTTCAAACTCACATTGCTGCATAGCTCGATTAACAATTAAATCCGACAATCTTTCATACTGTACTCCATAATCTGCATTGTCATCACAGATACAGTCAACAACGTAATAATCATTGTCATACTTGTACATACAAGGCATGAACATAAAATCTGTTCCCTTATTCTTGACATCACAAATACCAAGAATTGCATCTGGTTCCCGCATTGGGAGTGACGAAAATCTTCTTAATTCATCATCGTGATATAATAGCCCCTCTCGCTCAATCGGTTCATTTTTGTACAAGCACTTATAAGATATTTCATCCATTGCAAGTTCCTGATCATTGAAAAATTTCACGGACATTCCATTGTAATCATAATCAAAATTACTCTTTCCAGTGTTTGGGTCAATGTCTGGGACTGCGATAAATCGTGCCCTTTTATTTCCTGCGTAAAGGACTTTTAGTCGTCCAATCACATCATGCACCGACCATCTTGTCGCAATATGTATCTCTTTTACCTGCTCATTTAATTTTCTCTGTCTTGCATCTACCGAATAGATTCTCCATAGTTTATCCAGAGTATTTTTGTTCAATGCTTCTTCAATGTTCGCTATCAGATCATCGCAATAAAGATATCTATTACAACGAACCTTACCGGCATTCTTGGAACCAACTGATGTACACTGCAGATTAGCAAATGGTTTGTATTTATTAAAATTGATTTGCTCTCTCTTTGCATCTGTACTACTAAGATGGACATCTGGAAAAATCTCATTCCAACAATATTCATCGGAATTAGTTGTGATATCAAGAACTCCATCATAGAACATTCTTGTAATATCGCTACTATGAGAAAAAAACAGACTATAATCATCAGGATGTCTGCCAATGATCCATGATGAAAAGAATTTTTCTAGTGTTGTTTTCTGAGTACCTGGAGGCATTGAGATACTGAGGTAATCTAATTTATCATCCTCCATGTCCTGCAATGCTTGAATCAGTCCATGCCTATTAAGTTGTTTCCTTTTAGGTTCGTAGAACTTATCTTTTGGTTCTCGTTTCTTCTCAAGGTATAACAAATAACTATCAAACAAAAATGGTGCTTCCCACAACAGCACATTCCAATACAATTCATTCAGCTTATCCGCTGCCGGCAGATATGCAATCATGTCTTTTACATACTTTGTCAGTTTCAGCGAATAAGGAAGTTCTTGATTATCTTCTTCATACACCGCTCTCGCCATGCCGAAAAGGTCATTCAGGGTCTCGTAACACGCTTCCTGTTTCTGTATTACATTTATAATTCGTCTGTTTCTTCCTGAAATCAAAAAAAGAGCCTCCTTTCCCTGTTACTTTGAAAATTTGGCTCTCTAAGGTGCTCTACATTCCATGTTTACTTATATTCCATACACAATAGCCTTAAGATAACATTTTCATATCATACTCTGTCTTTTCAATAAAACCATTTTCTTTCAGTTTTGATATGACATAACTTTTATCGTATTTATAATCGGAACGCCGGTTTGCGCATATTGCCTTTTGATAAACACTCAAATCACAAATCTCACCACAGGTGCTACATTTTTTCACCACATGCCCTGTTATAAAATCTGCTCCATTGTAACATTCGCTTATTACCTCTTCATAATATCTTCCGATCTCTTCATATGCATGTTCACATTTATGCTTTTTCTTCATTTTAAAGAACATATCAAGATCCTCTCTCACCAACTGTTATATTACTCAATCATTTATCTAATCCTATTCACTTTCCCACATTTCGGGCATTTTATCTCGGCTCGTCCGCTGAATCTACCAAGAAGCCGGCCGCAGGAACAGCGATGTTCGATCAATTCATCTTTCGGCCGGTTAACACACCGCTCAAACGCTTCACGCTCTACACTGTTTATCACATCACTCATGGACATTTAATCAATCCTCTTTTTAAAATTATCCGCAATTTTCGCACACTTATAGGCATTCTCGCACTTAATTATAGTTGTATATGATTGCGCTCTATTTCCGAATGCAGTAACTTCTATTCTTTCGATATCCGGCTCAAAATCGCCACAATGCGAACAGTAATCTTCCAGTTCTAAATTAAATCCTTCTGCCATACCTACTCCACCTCCGCATTATTGCAGTACACAAGCAGGTGCTCTGCAATCTGACGTAACAACCTTATTTCACGCTTACGCATATCACAAAAAGCCGTATCGTCTACAGGATAATTATTTTTAATTGCGGCTCTCACATAATCCCCACTGACACTTGTGAACTTATCAATCAGCATATCAGCCACTTTTATCGGTTCTGTAGGGAAATCTGCCTTTCGCATCTGAACTTCCTCTAATTCAGCCTTTAAGCAGTCGATGTGGGACTGCATTTCTTTTATCTGACGCTCTTTCATATCGCATCTATTGGCAAGAACTCGGCATTGTTCTTCTAATTTTTCCTTTTCGGCAATTAACTCTTCCATTGTCATTTCTCTTACCGCTTCGCTCATACCGCACCTACTTTCTTTCCATCACTGTACCAAATAAGGTCATATGTTCCTTCTGGCAAGTCCATAACCAACGCCGGAGAATACTCGCAATCGCTCTGTTCGTATCTGAAATTCCAGTCAGGAAGTTCGTCATACTCATCTACCTTTGTCATACCAACAAGCCAACAGCCGCTATTCATGGAAACCTCACTATACTGCCCAACCACCATTACCCTGCCACGCTCTCCGCAGTCAACAATACACTGAATCGGCTTTCCTGATGCACAGTTATCATAATCCTGATCCGTCAAGCCGTATTCTCCAAAAGTATCATCTCCATACCCATAAAATTTTAATGTTGCCATACCACACCTCCAAATTTTGCGTAAAAAAAATACCAACCATCGAATATTGACGGTTGGCATAATAGAATCAAATATTTTTTATCATGTTTTTTATTTTAATGTTTGTTTTGCAGAAATAACTCTCTCCAAGAGAATCCGTCACCATAATAACTAATTTCTGATTCTTTTTCAAAACTTTGTCGTCCGCTGACATTTTAAGTACATTTCTAAAATTGTTCGCTTCAAACAAAAATTCCTTACATTCTTCTGGCAAAACTTTTGTTGGCAAATTAATCTTTGCATTGGAATTGAATTGAGCATTATTTATCCAAACTTTTTTCTTTTTTCCGTATATGTTTAGAGAGTGTATTTGAACTTCTCTAATACCCTTATTTTTCACAGAAATGCAATAAAACTCCAATGGCTTACCTGAATTTTCATCTATTGATAACGCAGATGTAAATTCTACTTTTATCACCTTATCAATTGGCTGTTTATATTGTTTTACTGCAATCACAACAGCAATTGCAGTTATCAAAGAACCTACAGTAGTTCCTATTGCTCCAAACGCATTCCAAAATAAATTCCAATCCATACGAATACCTCTTTCGTAATTTGATACGAAAATTATACCACTTCAACCGCCAATATTCAATTTTCAATGTTCAAAAAAGTCGGGGAAGTGGGAATCGAACCCACGACAATCCGCTTATAAGACATATCTTCTCCCACTGAATTATTCCCCACATTTTACTTCGAGCGATTTCCCCCGCCCTTGCAGCTCCCAACAATCACTCTGCTACAACCTCTAAATGGGAAGTGCAGGTTCCGCCCCTACATCTTCGGATTTTCAGTCCGATGCTTTCACTAGATTAACTTACTTCCCATGCTGGGAAGTTCTGCTTTTTACTTGCTCCACACTTCCCCAAATGAAGGTTCTTTTAGCCAGAGGTTAGCGCAGCCTTTTGAGCCACAACCACTCATTCTTGAACTATCCTAGCAACCGTATGATGGTCTCGTTTGCTAATTTTCCATCGCGCTTTCACGGTTCATAACAAATTATGAAGATAACTCAAACAGGAAAGAGAGGAATCGAACCTCTGTTGCATGGATTTGGAGTCCAGCCGATTTCCATTTATCTTTACTCTCCCATAACCGCCATACGACGGTTAGCAGTTATATTTATCGTGCCATGCGTTGCACTATGAGGTTTTTAGCCTGACTGAACAGTTTAAGGAATTTACGCACCTTAACCTCCAACCTTTTGCGGGCGTACAGCAACTATGCCATCTCATGAAGCACGCCAGTTCGGACATTCTCTGAGCGCTGAATGCAAGCGGTCGGTTATTGTTTTATGCTTTTCGCCAAACCGACACGGACTCTCGCAGATTTTAATGTCTTTACTGACCTGATGGATTTTATCGTCTTTACTGACTATCCGGTTTACAGCCTTTCACCGGCAACTCATCTATACTCCATTCGGAACTTTCATTATCCGAACTCACTGCACATGATATAGTTTTTGGCTCCCTACATCCGTTATTCTGATATTGTGAGGTTTTTGCCGAGTAATATAAAGCAATATCATTTCACTGATGCAGGGTTAAGAGAGGCCTCATGCCTCTGCCTTAAACAGTTATAGGCAACCTCGCGCCCAGTGACCTGCAAAGACATCGCCTGCGTAACAGGACTTCTTGTTTTTATGAATTTGGCCCATTCGATTACCTCAAACATGATAATTCCGAAATATGTGATAATCATTCTTTAACTCAAAATCATAATGCTATTTGCGACATATAGAGAGGCCATAAAACCAAATCCGATCAATGTTGCCTTATCTTGTCTCCAAGTTCTTCCAACAGTACACGAAGTTAAGACTATGATCATCAATATATTTAAAATCGTTACTAATGCTTTTATAATGGTCATTTGAAGGACACCCCTTTTTTATTTTTTCACTGGTTTGGGGACTCAGTTACCCGGGTGGTCCGTTTCTCACAGACCCCCACCCCCGGCGCTCAGACACACTCATCAAAAGCCTCCAATGCATCTATACGACAAATTACTGTTTTCTATATAGATCATCTTTTCTTCAACATCATGTATTATTTTAAATTAGTCATACAACATATTGTGTTATCTACTCTACAAATCCTCTTGCGTGCTATCAGGGACTGGGAATTCGGGCAATCCTTGATTCATTTTATCCTCTTTCTCCCCGCTCTCCAGGTACTTCCGCTCTAGGACTGGTATTGCCGGGGCCTTCTGTCTCTGTTCCTGTCCTCTTGGCTGTCCCATGTTCCAGCCATAGTGGCGGTTAAGGATGCCTAAGATTCCAACCGGGTTTCCTCTTCCGCTCACGAGACGGGCGCTTAAAGACTCTTCTCTTTCTCGGTTCAGCCTTTTGTGTATGTCGGAGTGTGAAGAGCCGAGTCTATACTCTTCATTTGCCCACGAATATACAGTATCTGGATTAATACCAGTTAGTTTACAAAATCCTAATATACTTACTTCCTTGCTGTATTCATAGCACATGTCTATATATATATTACATATATTATCTAACAGTTCTCCATCCGAATAATCTATATTACTCTTACCATTATTCATTACTACATCTGTTTTAAGAGGCTTAAATACATGCTTATAGATATACAGTAATACACTATTCCATCTACTCTGGTCTATAGTATACAAGTCCTTATCCTTAATGCCATGATCAATACAATACTGATGTAGATACAGTTCTATATCATTCGCATACACTTCTATCTTCTGTTCTGTTGTATTAACCTCTTGTGTATCTACGTTCTGCATATATTTGCACCTCCATAAAAAATAAGCACCCAACACGCCTTATTAGCGTATCGGATGCTTTTCACGACATCTCAAGCCTACTATGGGACCGAGTCCAGCGGCTTATACTAACTTATCTGTTATCTACAATACAACACCATATATTACCCTGTCAAGCCTTTTCAAAAACCTAATCATAGCATCGCAAAATAATTAAGTGCATTATATTGTCAATAATATAAGTGCATTATCTTCTGTATTTTTCCATTCTTGATAATTCAGCGCAAACAACCTCCTTGATGAATGCGCTAGGCTTTTCAATTCCAAGTTCTTTCATTTTTTCGCGTGTCCCACTCGGGAAAATTACATTGATTCTATCATTCCTCTTTTCATAATCTCTTACCGCTTTTCTCTGTGCTTCTGTTGTTTTCAATTCTTCCATTTATCCACAGCCTTTCTATACAAGTGTTTTATATTATTATATATTAAGTGCATTATATTGTCAATTGTATAAGTGCATTATATCAACTGCACAAATTCCGCGAATTATAAGTGCATTATTTTAGTTATTATTACGTATTGCATAAGTGCGTTATATATGCTATTATAATCTCAACAACAAAACAGAGCACACCACCCGGAGGACTCCGGGAGAAAGAAATTCGGATATTAAGGCTTCAAGGAGTAAAAACCTTGGAGCCTATTTTAAAATAAACTGAACAAATTGCAGAAAAAGCATTGACATTCCACGCAATGCGTGGTATTATATATACAAGATAAGAAATCACAAGGAGGAAAAACAATGAGCAAGATATATGGATTGAGATGGGATGATAGAGAATTTGAGATTGGAGAAGAACTTCCGAAGAGTAACCGCTGGGACGACGGAGTTGATACTGGAGAAGAATTAAACGGGACATGTGCAATCTGTGTATCTGACGAGACAGATTTTCTTGACTATCTTGACGGAATCGAAGAGGCGAATTTTGGAGAACTGGATCAGTATAATAAATGGGTTAAAGAAGACCACTATAACAGTTCAAAGGTCTATCTTATAGAAATAGAAAGTTCTTGGGGATGGGAATGGGGAGAGGATGAGGACGAAATAGTAATGAACGGAGCAGAAGTGGTAAGGAGGATTCGATAATATGACGGTTATGACAGTGAGGGAGATGAGGGAACTTCTTGGATTATCACGTGCGGCATTCTCAAGGATATATAAGATTCCAGTCCGAACGCTTGAGGACTGGGAGGCGGGGAGAAGGAAATGCCCGGATTATGTATTGTATCTTCTTGAAAGATGCGTTAAAGATGACAAGGAAAAAGAAGGTTCTCTGCTGAGGATATCAGTAGATCGGCAGATCGAGGAAATGAATCAGGCAAGGGATGAGGAAGATATCATTAACAATAGATTCTTATAGAGGGATTAAGGCATGGACAACATGAGAACTCGTATATGCCGGGAGTGTGGCAAGGCATTTTCGGGCGGTCCGCGGGCATGGTACTGCCCGGAATGCCGCTCAATAAGAGAGCGAGAGAGAAGAAAGAAATATAATACATACGGATATGCTAGGAGCGGTCTCGGAAACTTGATAAACAATTGATACAATTTTCAAACAATTAAAAAC